AATAACCGAGCAGGTAATCAGTGGAAACCCCGAAATACTTTGCCAATAGGCAGATAGTTTCGAGGTCGGGCTCTTTGCCCTCTGTTTCGTACCCGGAAACGGTGGAACGCTTTTTCTGAATTACTTTTGCCATGTCCTGCTGCGTAAGGTCATGTTCCTTTCGCAAGGATATAAGGCGGTTGGAAAACTTTTGCATAAGTAGACACCTCCAATTAAATAATATTATAAAGGTTTTGCCCCGTTTTGTTTAGTGTTTGCCCCTAAAATCGGCAAAATAAATAAAATAAAAAAATTTTTCTCTTAAAAGCTTTACAACGCCCCAAAAAGGGGCTATAATATAATTGTAATAGCCCGATTGGGGGCACACAGAAAGGAGAGGAACGCATGAGAGCCAAGTTGAAGCAGTTGCGAGAGGCAAATGGCTACACCCAGCAGACATTCAGCACCACGGTCGGGACGAGCCGCAGCCACTATTCGCAGATTGAAACCGGAGAGAAGCAGCCATCGTTGAAACTGGCACTCCGAATTAAGCGAGCTTTGAACTATTACGGTGACGATGTTTTTGATAACAATATGCCTGTAATTAGACGGTAATTTTTTACCATTTTGTGACCCAAAAAGAAGCAATAAGGGTATGAAAAGACCAATGTGGGAGTTGATCTGTCACCAAAAGCGTCAAATCGTGTTTTTCAATCTATAATAATTTTACCCCATGAGGAGGTGAAAATAAATGTCAAGGCAAGCTACAAAAGCATGTGGTAATAGGTACTACGAGGCCAGAATGAGGGCGGCAAAGTACAATGAAAAGCTCTTGACAAGAGCTGGCGCTATCGACTTCCTGCCGGGCGTTACAGAGGATAGCCTCAAAAAATATGAGTTGGATATAACAAGGCCGCCGAACATTGTGGTGGCTCTTATGGCGGACGCATATAACGAACCGGAGTTGCGAACATGGTATTGCGTGAATGAATGCCCTCTTGGAAGGGATTGCAGGGAGATACCAGAAATGCCAGCAGAGCGGGCGTTGATAAGACTACAGAACAGTGTGTATGAAATGGAACAGCTTACCAGACAGCTATCGCTCCTTATGGAAGACGGAGAGGTAGAGGAGAGTGAGCAACCGCTCATACCGCAGTTGAGGGACAGGCTGCTGGAGTTCCGACGGAGGGCAGACGAAAACCTCGCTGTACTCGAACGAGCGGCGAAGTCGGGAAAATTCAGCTAAAGGGTGTGTTAATATGGTTGAGGCGAACATAGTCAAGGACTTTTCGATAGGGAATACCAGAATAAAAATTGCTGACGATTATTGCAAAAAGACAGCCAGAGACGTGGAACAGATTTTGCAGCGAATAGCGCAGCAGGCACAACGTCAATTTTGCGCAGCCGCCACAACCGAAAACATGAACAGCCAGAATTAGCGTAGGAAATCACAAATATTACAGATGGGTGGAAATTAAAATGACGAGAGATCAGTCCAGACGTAGGAGACGGAGCGTATTTGAGATAAAGCGAATTGTTGCATGGGTGTTGATGGTTGCTTTTGAGATTCTTGTGGCAGCAGTGCCGACAGCAACGGCGGCGGCGTTTCTTTTGCCCTTTGCATATCAAGAGCGTGGGTACTTCGGGGTAGGCGGAGAGTGGCTGATGATTGTTTTTGTATTCTGCCTTGTCTATGCAGAGGTGCACAAGGCAATTCGCAACAGGTTTTTGGTTGGGAGGGCTAACGAGGGACTATTACAGCGTCAGTCTGGATTTAGAAAGTAACCTCGCCATTATTGGAGAGAAATGCGAACGCAAGACAAGTGAACGAAGTGACGAGGCAGAGAGTATTTGTTTGAGGGAGGTGGTACGGAATGTTTCTCGATATTTACAATTCAGCTCGCAGAGCTGAATAAGGATTAAGCACGCTGATGAAATGGAGATAAAAAAAGGACAGCCCGTGTACTAAGACACGAGCCGCCCAATATGCTACATCTCTATTGTATCACGATTTTACTCAAAATGCAATAGGAGGATTTGAACATGGATAATAAAAACGCATTGCAGATTACGGCGCAGTACCCGGCGGAACGCTATAATTTGCTTGTACCCATGCAGACGGTAGCGGAGATTGCCGAAATACACAAGCCTGTGATGAATGCCGTGCAGATTTCCACAAACCCGGATGATAAGGAGATTTACCTGCAGGAAAAAGGTAATAAGGCATGGATAGACAAGGACGGAAAGCAACACCCGGCAAAATCGGACGGCTGGGCTCTGACAAAGAAAGGTCTAAACAAACTCATGCGAGCAGCTGGTATTAAAATATTGGGCACTCGCCCGGTTATACCTTCAACCTGTCAGAAATGCGCAGAGGTTAATCGCAACATTGGTCGTCCGGTCAACTGCGGAGCTTGTGGAAACAAAGATGTGAAATTCGAGGCAAGAATTTCAGTACCGCAGCTAACCGGGGAGAACATCGAAATTGTTGCGCACAAGGAAATTATTGTAGACGACGTTACTGTGGGTATGACGGAATTTCAGGCCAAAGAGTTCTTGAAGTTCAGAAGCGAAATGTGCGAGACAAAGGCAATCAACAGAGCTTTGAGAGCGGCAATGCACATCAAAGGGACATATAGCCTGCAGGAGCTTCAAAAGCCGTTTGTTGTAGCCTACCTTGTGCCCAACCTTGACAATGAAGCAGTAAAGGCGGAAGCGGTGAGACACTTTTTCAGCAGCTCACAGGAGCTTTACGGAGGACATAACACCGACAGCTGCAAGACTATATTTGTTGAGGATGATGTTGAGGAGGAAATGGAGCATGAAGCTCCCGGAAAGCCGATTGAGCAGCCGGAAAATGCAGCTTACATAGAAATCCCGGCAGAGCCGCCAAGAGAAGCGCAGCAGAGACGGCAGAAAGCGGCAGAGACAGCCCCAGATTACGACCCTACAATTTGTACCGAGTGCGGAGCAAAGTGCAGCAACGGCGTAGTTAAATACAGTCAAGAGACGTTCGGGAGAACGCTCTGTATGGCTTGCCAGAGAAAGCAGGGAGGTAATCAGTAATGAGCATTAGAGTATTACATACAGGTGATTTGCACATCGGGAATTTCCCCGGCCCGGAGCAGAACGGGGAGAATGCGAGATACAAGGACATTTGCAAGTGCCTTGACGCACTGGTGGCGGGAGCGAAAGAAAGCAAGCCGGATATTGCGGTAATCGCCGGAGATGTGTTTCACCAAGCGAGGGTGTGGAGCGACAGAGGCCTCAAGGAGCAGCAGACGGCGGTGAAGTTTTTCCGTGAGCTTGAGGCAATTTGCCCGGTTGTTGTTATGAGAGGAACACCAAACCACGACAGCGAGGAGCAGTTCAACACACTGGAAAGCACCTTTCACGGAGACGACAGCGTACACATCATCACGCAGCCAGAGGTAGGGACATATTACAGCTACGGCGGAAAGAAAATTCAGATGGCGTGTTTACCGGGATTTGACAGAGGGTGTTTCAGGGCAAAGCACCCCGGACTCTCAAAAGAGGAGGAAAACGAGGCATTCACAAAGGCTATTGAGGATTTGATTGTTGGTCTCAAAGCACAGTGCGAAGCAGGAAGTCCGACGGTGCTGGTATCACATTACACCATTACCGGGTGCAACATGGAAAGCGGACAAACAGCATTTTTCAGCCAGTTTGAGCCAGTTGTTTACCCTGCCACGCTCACGACAGCAGACTTCGACCTCGTTTGCTTCGGTCATATTCACAGGCCGCAGCAGCTCGACGGCTGCAGAAATACATTCTATTGCGGAGCTATTTCAGCTCTCAACTTCAATGACGAGGGGCAGGAGCGAGGATATTGGCTGCATGACATCGACGAAGCCGGAACGGTAACATCGACATTCAAGCAGCTTCCAACAAGAGAGTACAAAACCATTCGCCTCAAGGACGAGGACGTGGCAGAAATTATTGGAGCTGATTATACGGAGAACAAATTCCCGTTCCAGCTACCAGACGTAAAAGACAAGATTGTTAGGGTGCTTTACGATTGCACGGACGAGCATAACAAGGCATTCAATCACGCAGTCTATGAAGCAGCACTCTACAACGTCGGCGGAGCTTTTTGGGTACAGGAGATTGCGCCACAGAAAATCAGCATAACGGTGGACAGAAAAAGCATGGACGCAGACAGCACCCCGGAGGGAAACCTCGAAGATTATCTCACAGAAAAGGGATTTGCGCCGGAGAGAGTTGGAGAGCTGGTTGAACTTGCAAGACCGCTCATTTCAGAGGCGACAGAAAAGGCCACGGCGGAACGACATACAGGGCTGTTTGTTCCGGTGGAAATTGAGGTTAAGAATTACCGCAATTACCGTGAGGAGCGTTTCTCCTTTGATGATATTCGTTTCTGCACAATCAACGGCAGCAACGGCGTAGGGAAAAGCAGTTTGTTTATGGACGCTATGTGCGACGCTCTTTTCGAGGAAACCCGTGAGGGGGAGCTGACTGGCTGGATTTGTAATGACCCGGACGCACGAAGCGGAGCAATCAAATTTACATTCAATTTGGGGGACAGCCTTTACCGTGTGACCCGTACAAGGCAGAAAAGCGGCAAGGCAACGCTGAATATATCTGAATTTGTTGAGGGAGAGTGGGTAGACCGCTCCAAAGAGAAATTCAAGGACACTCAGCAGGAAATCATCAATATCATTGGCATGGACAGCCTTACGCTGAAAGCCTGCGCCCTTATTATGCAAGACCAGTACGGCCTCTTTTTGCAGGCGGACAAAGAAGCGAGAATGAATATTCTCGGCAGCATTTTGGGACTTGGAATTTACGGCGATATGGAAACGCTTGCGGCAGACAAGGCTACCGAGACAAACCGCACTATCCGAACACTTTCGGACAAGGTTGACATCATTACCGCCGGATTGCCAAACAGGGCAGAGCTGGAAGCGCAGATTTCGGCAGAGGAACAAAGCAAGGCTGCATACGACACGGCAGCGGAGCAGAAGGCAGCGGAGGTTGACGGCCTCAAAGTAAAGCTCAATACGCAGCTTGAGGCGGCTGGCAGGGTTATGAAGCTCAACAGCAAGGTAGCAACGCTTACAGCACAGAAAGCGGCAAAAGAAGCTACAAAGACAACACAGGTAGGAATTATCACAGCAGCGGACGCAATCCTAGCAGGGGAGGCGGAAATCACCGCAGGGGTGGCAGCTTACAACGACCTGCTCC